TATACCACTTACCACCAACTTCCTCTACACCGTCACGCTGACTGTATTGATACACTGTGCCGCCAGTGGCTTGTGCGCCTTCAAAGACTACATCAGCACCCAGAGACTGTAGTATCTCGTCAGTTGTGCGATCCCACGATGCACCGCTTGTGCTTTTAATGTATGCGCGGAACTCACTTTCGTACATCACCGCGCCTGTAGCTTTAACTCTTATTTGCATGATTTATTCCTTACGCAATAGCCAAAAAGATGTAAGTGGCAGTGTTTACGTTGACGTTTGTTGCGGCCACTTGGTTGACTACAAAGCCTGTGCTGTCAGTGTCCACGCTGTCATCTGTTGTTACTTCAGCCGCTGTAGTATTGAGGCTGAGGTGCGGATCATTACCAGCTACGATACCCCTTGCGCTGTCCCAGACGTACCAATCACCTGTGCTGTCCGTGCGCTTTATGAGGACAAACCTCGCACCACCTGTGAAGCCACAGTTGATCTGTAGCGTTGTACCTGTGCCTGTGTAGCTGCCTACTTTGGAGACTCCAGCGAGTGTGGCGAATAGGTAGGCAACGTAGGTGTTTCCTGAGCTATTTACTTGACTTGCGCTGCCAAGGGTTAACACCGCTGCATTGGCGTCAACACGCCAAGCTGCTCCGTAGTTTCCAATTGGGTCGGTTGATTCAAGGTTTAAAAACTTACCTGATGTTGTAAACGTTCCTGTCACCATCCAGTTATCGGCTGACGTTCTGCTTTTTACAATTCTCAGTTCTGGAACAACGCCAAGATTGTGTGCTTGCGTAGTCCCACTAACTGAATTTCCCGTATAACAAACCACATCAAAGAAACCGGGGGCGCGGCTGAAAGCCCAGAAAAGAAGATTGGTTAAGCCACCTTGTTGTGATCCTCGTTTAAACCCAGTGTTGTCAAAAGCGTATCCAACTGGGAACAGCGTTGTGAATTCTTGGTCAGATGTATCTGTTGTTAGCCAAGGCGCGTTTTGCGGGGAAACGTCTGAAGCGGGGAATCCGCGCAAACGGTCTTGAACATAGTTGCTATGGCTGAACGAAGGTTTTAAGCCACCTATGTACGCGTCAACGGGAAACCCCGTGGTGATCGTAGAGCCGATTGATCCAGCAGTTAAACTTGGCGTAAACACACTCGTCCCACTCGTTGGCACTTTCATTGGGCCACGGCGTATGGCTATGTAGATGTAGGTGGAACCGTTTGCGTTTACGTCACCGTCACTATCGGCTAATTGAAATCCTGTTGATGTTGGGTTAATACGATTTACTGCCGTAACCTCGGCTCCGCTTGTGTTAGGCCTAAGAATAGCATCGTTGCCCATCGTTAAACCGCGCATTGAATCATAAATCTCCCACTGTCCAGTGCTTACGGTTGCTCGCTTAACCATAACCCACTGAGGCTCATAGCCAAGAGTAACAACAGGCCCAGTTGCAGAGCCATTGCCCGTATAACTCCCACAGCTTATAACATTGTCCGTACCCGTCAGACCAAAGCCGCCTGCATTGTGGGCGAATAGATAGGCGACGTAAGTTCCACCGTTTGTATTGAGGTCACCACCGGTATCTTGTAAATAGGATGGCTCGAAATACGTCGCTGTAATTGCTGGAGAAAAGTCTAAAGTGCCCCCAGCAGCGGCTGATAGATTTAGACCCCTAGAACTGCTTGTAAAATAGGCATAAGTTGTCCCTGTTGTTCTCGCAACAACACCCCAATTTGCTGTCGTGTCTGTACGTTTAATAATAATACAACCCGGCACTGAACCAAGATTGTGGGCAATGTTTTGACCACCTGATCCATTCCCCGTATACGTCACAATATCTAAGAACTTCGGCTGCTTGCGGAATGTCCATGAGGCGTAGGTAGTGCCAGAGCCGTTAGGGTCACCAGCAGAACCAAGATCAAACCCTGTTGAATTAAACGCGGTCAGTTGGTTTGGGCTTGAAAATTCACCGTTTGTGGATTGCGATTGAAGTTTCTTATTAACTCCACGCGCTGTGTCAAACAGCGCATGACCTTTTGCGCCGGAGTTTCGGTCTTTGATCCAAACCAAACCACCCTCACCAGCAAGGTCAATCCCGTTGGTAATGGTCTGAGTAGACCCGTTGCCTGTATAGAGGTATGTACTAAAAACTTCTTCTATGTAATTCGGAATAACAGCAGCGCCAAGGCTCAGACCAAACCCTTGAGCAGACCCTGCACCTTTAGTCTCAAGCAAGGGCATTATGCAAACCTCGTCTGAGATGCCAGCACTGTGAATGTCGCTGCACCTGTCTTAATAATCGTGTAGATGTAGGCATCAATACCTGACGCATTACCCGCAGCAGGAGCAGTACCGCCTTGCCACTTAGGAGTCACGCTAGAGCCATCTACCTGCACAGCACTGTTGTAGTAAGCCGTAGCACCTTGAGTGACGAGGAAGGCTGCTGTTACTGACTGACCTGTTGCCAGAGCCGTGTTTAAACTTGTACCGCTTGATGCCCTGAAGTTAACAGTCCAGTTCGCTGATGCGTTGCTTGTGTAGTACAGGACAGACTGCGTAGTAACGTCATAGGCAATCGTACCCGTGGCCGCTGTTGCAGACACTGTAGCTACTTCTGCTGCATTGGTTAGTACCTCTGCAAGTGTGCTGGTGCTACCGCTGAAGGTTTGTGTAGCTGTAAAAGTAGTAGCCGTTGCGGGTGCAACAAAGTCTGTTCCAGCAGTCGCAGCAGTAAACGCACCTGTGCCGTTGCCCTTGAGAACTCCTGTCAGCGTTGTTGCGCCTGTGCCGCCGTTGGCGATAGGAAGAGTGCCAGTAACCTGTGATGTTAAACTAATAGTTGTGGCTATTGCAGCGGTATCTTGCCACCCAGAACCGTTGTATATCCTTGTGCTATTGCTTGCAGTGCTGAAATACATCGCACCCGTAACAAGCGGATTGCCGTCATTATCAACTGTTGGATCAGATGCTTTAGCACCTAAATAACGATCATCAAACAAATCATACGTTGCAGCAGCATTGCTTTCAGATGTCGCAGCGTTAGCTGCACTGGTAGACGCGCTAGACGCACTTGCAGCAGCGTTTGTAGCACTTGTGGAAGCGTTGCTGGCACTTGTAGATGCGTTGCTGGCTGATGTAGCAGCGTTGGTTGCTTGTGTCGTAGCAGTGCTTGCAGAGGCCGCTGCGTTGGTTGCAGAGGTAGATGCAGCACTAGCCGAGGCAGCAGCAGCCGTAGCACTTGAAGCAGCAGCAGCAGATGTTCCCACCCAGAAGGTTGGTGAGCTTACTGGTATGTTGCCAGTGTTAGCATTCTGAAGTGATGTGTAAAGTATGCCGTCTGGGCCAACTGCGTTGACATTAATTGCATAGGTTTGCGTTGCAATCCATGACAGTTGAATGGGTATCCAAAACGCTGCCTCAGTAGATGGATTTTTGTTGAGGTTTGCATTCTGAAGTGACTGGTAAACAATGGTTTCGTAGGTGACCACCGAACCCGTTTTGTACGTTGTGCCTGCGCTCCACTCAACAGAGTACAGAAACGTCCACGATCCTGATGTAGTCACAGGGTTGTTGTTTACGTTACCGTTGACCAGTGATCGGTAGAAGTTGCCGTCAGAACCCTGCACAACGTCATTGGCGCTGTAGTCCTTTGATGCTATCCACGGGTTACCAAATGTCGATGCCGTCTCGCCAACAGGGTCTCTAACAAGTATCTGCACACCAGCAGAGGTTGCCAGTACCGCCTTAGCCACGCCCTGAAAGAAGATGTTGGGTTGCCGTCCAGCCGCCGTCAGAATTACAGGGTGAGCATTTGGGATGGTAAAGTTAACATCAGAAAACGTAGGCTTGGGCGTTGTTGTGCCTGTCTCAAAGAAGAATATTTTACCGTTGATGAGTGGATCACCAGCATCGTCAAAGTATTGTGTATCTAGATCACCGTATCTTGCCATTATCTGTTTACCTCTGAAGGCTGTTGCTGTGTTCCTGAATACGCGCCTAATGGACCAGCCAAACTAGATTGCGGTAAACGCTGCCCTACAGTAGAAAGAGCTTCAATCGTTTGCTGTGCTGGAGAAATCATTCTTCCAACCGCTGCCGCCTCTGCTCGTTCCAATCTTAATGCCTGAACTAAGTCAGCAAACTGACCAACAACCGGCAATTTAGATAGCATTGACCTTTCAAGCCTGTCGATTGCCTGGGCGCTTGGACCTCTTCCTAACGCAGTGCCGCGCACAGGTTCGCGCAATTCTGCAAGTCTAACCATGTTATTCAAAAACGTATATTCTTCAGGAGCAAAGATTATTTTAAGTTTATCCTCGCCGATACGTTTCAAAGCTCTTTCTATTCCAGCCCTAGATAATGCTTTATTACCAAACTCATCTAATGGGCCGTTCATCGCAGTGCCTTTGATCCAATCAAGCGTATCAGCTCTTAGTCCAGCCCATGCTCCTAGCCCTTGATCTGCCTGCTCTGGAACAGAGCTAACCAAAAACTTCTTCAAATGATTTACATCAGTAGATGCCCAAGATTTTCCTAGTACCACTTGGTCAAACACATTTTCAGGCTTTATGTCGTTTTCCATAATTGACTGAACAAGGCTTCGTTTGGTTTGATCAAACTTGCTTACTCGCTCAGGCATCAAAGCCCTGCCAAACTCTGTACGCAGCCGCCTAGCCTCTGCAAACGCATCCCTGCCAGCAATGCTAATAACGTCATCATCTAAAGAGTCTTTAAGCTCACGGATGACTTGCCTTCCCAATGGAGAAGTTGAATCGTATCTTTGATTTATAACCTGCCGTATAGTTTCAGCAGTATCAACATCAACAAGGCCGCGCACTTTGAAGTTATTGTCAATAACGCCACGCTCTGCAAGGTCGCCACGCAAAGAACGAATTAATCCACCTGTAAGCTCGTTGTCTGGCGCACGCCTTCTTAAGGCTTCAGCGTATCTATTAAGCCTGATATTCTGCTCATTGCCTATGGTTTGCCTAGTCGTATTGTACAGCCGGTTTATTTCGTTATCCAAAATAACTGCACGATTTACAACAGCATCAGAGATTGGCGATCCACTTGTGACACCGCCAGCGCCCCTGATGCGAGTATCAAATGCACTAGATATAACACCCTCTTGCTGTTCAATCGCAGCCCTAGCTGGTCCAGACCTTTTAATAAGTTCTTGCTGAAGCTGAAAATCATCAGCAGACCTAGTTACTTGCGCCGTTGTTGGCTCTATGCCCATTTCACGCATAAAGTTAAACCGCTGCGCCTGCTCTTGAGTTAGCACACCAGTCCTTTGCAGCGCCGTTGTTTGCTCTGCCGCCTCTCTTGCAAAGTCATCAGCAGATGTTCCGCTTGCTCTTAACAATCTTATAGCGTCTTGCGTTAAAGTGCCGTCATTATTAACTAGGCGTATACCAGTGTCTCGACCAACCACCTTAGCGACCAAAGGAGAAACAACGCGAAAAGCCAATCTAGCAGCCGCATCACCAGCCATTGCAAACATCGGGGTGGTAGCAAGCCTGTCCCATTGAACATCATCGCCAGTAGCACCTCTTGCCGCCTGTGTTATGGACTCCTGCGCCAACCCTGTTGCGCCCTGAGCCAGCAATTGCGCCCCATAGCGCAAAGGAGCAGTAATCGCACCTGTAGCAATGTATGGCGCAGCCTCTTGAGCCATGCGCTCAGTGCCTCTAATAACCTGCGAAACATCTGCTCCCGAAAGACCTGGGCGGTTTAAGTAAAACGTCCCACGATTCGTTTGAATTATAGGATTTCCACGCCTGTCAGCCGAAATAGAAGCATTAGGGTCACCCATTTGACGCTCAGTGCGTAAAGCCATCTCTGGGTCAGAGCCGCCAGGATATTCGCGGTAGTCTTCTCGCTCAGGACTAATGGCCTGTTTAAATCTCTGCACTATGCTGGGTTTATTTTGCAGTTCTTGAAAAGCCTCTGACACTATTTTAAATTCATCAGTGCCTTGCTTGTCTTGGTTGTCAATAAGCCATTCTGCAAACTTTTCTAGGTCAGACATTATCGGCGTGTCCTATTAACAATTCTATTTGCTTCCGCTATTTTATCTTCTCTTGGCTGCTGCGGCTGCTGGGGCGCAACTATTTCAGCCGGAAGCCCAAGTTTGTCAGCAACTCTTGCTCGTATTTCTATTAGTTTTTCATTCATTCGCGCTTCGGAGCCTCTTTCGCTTATACCGCTTGCCGCGTTTGCGATAAGTGCTATGTCAGACTGAGAAAGAACACCAGTCATGCGCCCCAAGTTGGTCATGGTCAGCAAGTCTTGCAGCTCTTTAAGATTAGCTTCAAAGTCAACTGTGGCTTCTCTAAATGATGGCAGTCTTGAACTGACTGGACCTGTTGCGCCTGCTAATCCTGCTTGATTTGATGCAAGCCTTTCGGTCAAGTCATAAATCCTTTGCAATTCCATCTGTTGCATGGATTGACGCTCTTGCTGCTCCCCCATTGTTGTTTGCGCCTCAAACTCTTGCAATTCGCGTGCAGAGGCTGCTCTGTTTATTTCGTCCTCATATTGAGATGGAGTTATGAGGCCTGCCTGCATGTCTTGATTTAACTGACCAATATTAGTCGCAGCCCTTACTGGCGCAGGCGCACGACCTTGCTGCATATTAGACATTTCTGCATCAAAGTCAGTTTGCGTTATTCTGCCAGCCTCTAAATCTGCTCGCAGCTTTCCAATGTCAGTTAAAGCATTTGGAGCTTCAGCAGGAACACCGTATTGGAATTCACCATCTCTAAATACTTGTTCGCCAGGCTTCAGCACTCTAGTGTCGGCTTGAGGAGCTTGCAGTATGCCCATCGCCCGTCCAGCAGATACAGCGCCCGTTAGCTCTAATGACAAGTTTCTCAGAGCTATTGGATCACCAGCCTTTGCTGCCATTGCGTTTTCTAAGATACGCATGGTGTCTGATGGATCAGCATCACCAAATGTCTGGAGTATCTCTAAACGGTCGTTAGCAAGGTTAATGATGCCGTCAAAGTCTCGCTGTTGCAGAAGCTGATCAGCCGCGCCAGCATCTTGATACATTGCTATTTGACGAGCCTGCAACTCCTCACGCTTACGCTGTGTCATCTGCTGTTCGCGTTGACGTATGCCTTGAGCATACTGCTGTGCTGTGCCGCCAAACGCAGCACCAATGCCGCCTAGCATGTCACCTATTGTGATAGCCATTATACCAAGCCCCCTAAGTAAACCATGCTTCGTGGGTTGTAAACACCTGACGGCATAGGTTGATTAAACTGCTGCTGTTGCTGCGGCATACTGTAACCAGAGCGCATTGGCCCGTAAGTATTAGGGTTAATATATGACGGAACGCTATTTGATACTGGTGCAGGATTTTGACGCTGATTAACCGCTTGATTCATAATGTCGTAGCCACCAGCAGCAGCGTTAAATGCGTTACCGTACATGCCTGCGTAGTCAAAGGGCTGTTGGTTATACAATGGCTGTCCTTGTATTTGGTTAGCGGTATTTGTTGCCAGTCCAGTCTGAAGGTTAGACATACTGCCGCCCAAGTTAATAGCATTCTGCTGTGCGCGTAATGCTGCTGCATTTTGCAGGTTAATCAGATCGGATGCTTGACCGCCAATCATGTTTGACTGACTAGTTCCAAGATTCTCCAAGAGAGTAGATTGATTGCCGTAGACATCTTGAATCTGGTTGGCTATTAACTCGCCAGCCCTTGCTCTCTGAGTTGCAATGTCTCGACCAGTGCCGTACTGCATGTCTGCAATACCCTCACCAGTTCTTTGGCTTAGGTTAGCTAGGTTAATGCCAGCCTGACCCTGAAAGTTAGCCATGTTGCCACGCTGACCAGCAATGTTCGTCATTGTGTTCAGGGTTATGTCGCCCAGTGCGCCACCTCTCTGAGTCTGCAAGCCAGATACCCCTTGAGCCTGCGTACCGCGCTGTGCAGCAATGTTCTGAGCAGTGTTGATACCTATGTCGCCCAAAGCCCCTGCCCTGCCTGTAGCAAGCCCTGAGAGCGCCTGAGAGCCTTGCATACCCATGCCAGACAATGCACCAAGGTTTCCGATCTGCTGCTGCAATCCTTGAGATGCCAGACCCTGACCAAAGCGTTGCAATTCTCGCTGTACGTTACCGCCACCCAGCCCACCAGTGGCCGCAGCACCAGCAAGGTTTGAGCGCATACCCTGTTCAAACAGGAACTGCTCGTAAGGTGACTGCTGTCTTGCTGCGTTGAAAGCGTCCTGACCCAAAGCGCCTGATAGCGCGAGCTGCTGCTGGAATGCTTGTGCGCCACCCTGCTGGAAGGGTTGGAAGTATCCTCTAGCCTCATCAAAGCCCGTGTTAACTTGTTGAGCCGCTTGATCTGCCGCTGCTCTCAAGTCATCAATGTTAATACCGTATAGACGGTTCAGGGTCTCTATGCCCTGATCAAAGCCTGCACCAACCTGTTGACCAGCCAGAGTTCCAGCCTGCTGAAAGCCTTCAATGTTCTGGCCGAGCATTTGATTGATGTTCTGCATTGCAGCGTTGATGTCGCCGCGTGAAGTCGTTTCTGCACCTCGCAGTGTTGTCGTTGCATCTCGCAGACCTTGTCCAGCAGACTCCTCAAAGCCAATCAAGCCGGTGGGTGTTTGTTCTACCTGCTGCTCACGAAATCGTCTGGTTACTTCACTTAATGGCAAACCCAGAGCCTGTCCGACCTGCTGTGGCGTTACACCATACGCCTGCATGTTTGCATAGACTTCTGCGTCAGTGGCATTAGGGTTATTTTGAAAGTAAGCCTGCAACTGCTCCTGCGTAACCTGACCGCGCTGCGCTGTGTTAACAATTTGATCTCTGTACCGGCGCATAGAGTCGTCAGATTCAAGACCCATCGTTTGAATTACTTGATCTGGCGATATGTTGTTTTGACGCATGTACTGGAATATTTGTTGATCAGTGGCGGTAGGGTTGCCCTGAAAAAACTCCTGAACCTGCTGCTGCTTGGCCTGCGGAGAGGTCTGCGCTGCAAACTCAGCCTGCACTTCCTGCGGAGAGTAGCCTGTTAATCGAGCAACCTGCCCAACAGGCACATTGTTTTGCTCCATAAACCGAGCAATGGCACGATGCGCCTCAAACCCTGCGCCACCAAACTGTGCGTAAGCTGTGTTAATTGCATCCTGAACTTGTTGGTCGGTCATAGCCATAATGCTTACTCTTGATTGTTTGCTTGTCGTTGTTAGCCATTAAAATACTGATCTTGCTCACGCATCATCCGCATCTGATCCATCTGATCCATCTGTGGCGCACCGCCTTGCATTCCACCTTGCATGTTGCCCTGCATACCGCCACGCATACCGCCGCGCATACCACCACGCATACCGCCGCCCATGCCACCGCCCATACCACCTTGGCGCATCGGTCTTTGCTGGAACTGTTGAGCCGTTGGGTTCATCAGACCTTCAAGTGCTGTTTGGTTAATCGGCAGTGATCTGGCCTGCATTGGTGCTGGCATTCTGCCACCTAGTATCGCAGCCCTCATTGCCGGTAGTGAGGCAAGGTTAGCCTCCTGTGCTGCAAGGTTGCCGCCCTCATAAGCCTGCATCTGCGGCATGAAGACATCACGGCGCATCATCATGGCTCGCTCTAGAGCCTCCTGATTAATACGATTAGCCTGACCAAAGCCACGCCGTTCGCTTTGCATTGCCTGTTCGTAGCCAGGTTGCAGGTTCACCAATGCGCGTTGCGTCTGAGCATCAGCACGCTCATTAGCTTGCGTTGTGGCGCGTCTTTGTTCCTTGCGGTTGCGCTTTGCACCATACAGGCTAGAGCCTGCACCTATTGCTGCGCTCACAATTGCTGCTTCTATGCCCATATCCACCTCTGTTTAACTTTACGGAATTTAAGTGACTCAAGCATCCTGACCAGCCCAACTCTATCATCTGGAGCTTTAGTCCACACTTGTGTGTAGCCAAGCCTTTTAAACCACTGTAAGCCGCTTTCTAGGGTTTCTCTTACGCCTGCCCTGTCACGGTACTTACATGCTATGTGAACCTCTACAGACTGTTTGCGGGTCTTTGCCAGCACCAGCAGTCGCTCATCCATCACCAGCATTATAAAACTATCTTTCACGTTGACCGGATAGTCGGATAACCATTTAACAACAGACGGGTCTTGAAGATACTCAAGAGCCTCATCCTCGCTGCATGTTCTTACACTAATATCCATCCCTGTGTCCTGTCACCGCCGATCTCAGATAACATCTTACGATACTCAATTGCTCCAGCAGTGCCGGTAGAATCAATGTACAACTGGAACTGTCTGGCATCTACCACGCCCTCTGGCGATCCTGTTCCTACAATAGGAATGCTCAATGATGCTTCCAGTGTCCACGACCTAAACGCCTGTGCCATTTTACCAGAGTCATCAATAATAGGTTGACCGGCATTCAATAAAGGTGACTTCATTTCGTACCGCCGATAATCTCTGCGTTAAGCTGTAGGATCACGGGTTTAACAGCGTCAGTCAAAGTGAACCTGAATATTTCAAAGCGCGACACCCTGCCGCATCTTCGCCATATTGCTCTTCGATTAAACTCGCCCACCTTGCCAATTGAGCGTGTGCGTGTATCAGCCCATGTCTTGCCGTCTCTGCTTCGCTCTAGTGTGATCACAGGGTCTTCTACAGCATCATTTCCGACACCCGACTCAACTGTTAACTCTAAGGAAGGAACAAAGATTGACTTCAAGTTGTTTTGAAAGGGCTGGGTTGCTACTCGTCTGATCAGCGTGAAGCCGTACTCAGTGTAAACCAGTGGATCAATGCGGCCGATCTTGCCGTCAACAAAGTCGCCACACAGAATCTGATTGTACGCCTTGCAGATGGCAGTGACTCGGCATCGACTCAGCTCACCCTCTAACAGTGATCGTCTCTCATGCCAACGCTTGGAAGTGATATCAAAGACCAGCGTTGTTGTTGGCAGAGTGAACCCGATAAAGTATGCGCCATTTTGTGAGTACGCCCACGCATAGATTGATTCAAGCTGTGCCTGAGTTAACTTCTGCAACAGGTTGTCTATTGGCGTACTGCTAATTTTTGCTGAATCATTGCCCGACAGCGCCCAGATTGATGGCCCTTCGTTCTCACCGCCACCGACCCAGACAAACGTATCCTGAGCGTTAATCAGAGAGTAGGGCGCATAAACACCCTTTTGCAGATACAAACCAGTGCGCTGGAAAGGAAAATCTGTTCCTCCCACGTTTTGGAAAGCCTCGAAGGTTTGTGATCCACTGATGAACAACTGGTTCTTAAATACAATGGGTGCAACCGTCACATCTGGATCAGACTCAGCAGTCCCAAAGTCCAGAGCGTTATAACTCAAGCCGTCATTAGGTGCAGAGCAAATAAACTTCTTGGTGTCAGTTGTGCAAACAAAGTAGGAGTCAACAAAGACAACAAACTGCGGGTTGCCGTTAGCATCGAAATCAGTGTCTGTAATCTGAGCAAACACATCGGTAACATGGTTATAGATGTAGCCGTCCCCGCCTGGCACTAACACCATCAACTGTGTGCCGTTGTCAGCCATCGATACTCGTTTAGTACCAGATACCGTCCCCAGACTTACCAAGCTGTAGCTCGCAACACCTGCAACAACTGTTTCAACAATCTTGTAAAGCACATTGCCGTTGACAGCATAGGGGATGTTAGCCATCTCATGCATACCACGGTTCTGGTTATTGATCTCACCAGAGGATACCAACTCAACCAGCCCTGGTGTGCCAAACAGGTTCTCAGGGCTAAGTGCAGGAGCCTCGCTGATGTTTGGATACCAGTTCAAGCACTCTTGTGCGCTCAGTGGCAAGGATGGGCTAGTGTAGAACCCATTGGTGATGGGTAGGGCTGGCATTACAAGGCGCTCAACTGTACGTTTATCGCAATGACACTGTCTGTTGTTGATTCGTTTCTAACGAACACCTCAAGGTAATCGTTCTGATTTAACTCAAGGTTTATAAAGGTAGCCAAGGCTCTAGGCGCACCAGCAGAGATTGTGTCGGTCATCTTGGTTGAAACGACCGTTCCGTTCTTTGCAATGAATAAAGATATCTTGTGATTGCTGCCGCTAGATGTATCAAGGGTTGCCAGTGCGTTAACAATATGCCGACTTGTTGCGCCAGTGTAAGTAATTCGACCGTTAGTGCTTGCCGTGTACCCAGCGGACACATCACCTACAACAAATGTTCCAGCAGCCTTCACTGGTGTCGCAGTTGATGCAATCGTTGTGGCCGTTGAGTTGCCAGCCATTGTGACCGTTGCAAAGCTCAATGCTTCTGTACTTGATATAACAACTCGCGTACCCGTTGTGGCAACAGCAATACCCGTACCAGCCTCAATAGAAACGAATGTCGGACTTGCGCTGCCGCCGTTCTGGACAATCGGTTGACCAACAGAGTCAATGGTAAAGTTATGAGCTATTTCAATGCCGTTTTCTGCGCTCAGGTTCAACGATATGCCTGGCCCTTCCTCTAGGTTGCGAATGAAGTTATTCACGCCCTGAATGTCTAAAACAGCCACCCCTGTTACCGATCCATCTTGTGCAATGGTTCCAGTCACGCCTAAACCATTAAGAAAATTGGCGTAGGTTATTTGGTAGTTGTAGCCGTTGTTGAAGAAGCCGAATGACGATCCCGCCAGAATGCTTGTCTGTACGACAAACTCAGACTGTCTTACACCATAACTGCGCTCAATCATTTGTTGATACCTCTAGAGCAATCGAGCCATTAACTTCTGTAAGGATTGCCTGTTCGCTTTCGGGATAGAAGTGCAGACCGTTACCGAACTGATTGTCCTCGTTGCCAGAGCCAACAGGCAAAGTATTGGGAAGCCGAGTCGGGATAATGATCTGACCGAGATGACGCATTGCCTGCATACCCTCACGCGCAGTTAGGGCAAGCTCAGGCGTTACAACACCCCCGTAGTACGGAACAGACTGGATTGCCATATTAGCAATGATGCCTGTCAGTGCGCCTGGAGGAACAGTAACCTCATCAGCAATATTGCTCACAGCAGTATACCCAAGGTTCACACCCTTGGCTGCAAGTGAGTTCATGTAATTGTTCATAGCAAAGATAAAGTCCTGATACTCATCAGCCTCTAGCGGAGCCTCTGATGCCTGCACCAGAATCGATTGCAGTGATGCCTTAGCTACTTGAGCAACAGTCGCCATGATTATTCAAACCTTGGTTTAGCAGTCTTAGCCGCTTGTTTAAATGCCTTCGCAGTGGGAGCGCCAGCAGTGCCAGGCTTACGCATCTTCTCTTTGGAGCCTTCTTTAATTCGTTTGCGCTTTGCTGCAATGTTTGCGTATAAGCCTTTCATGTCACACCTCTGCTTTAGACTTAGGTCTGCCCTTCTTCTTTTCTGCTACTACTTCAACTTGTTCTTCTTTTGGTTTCCAGCCCAGACTTGCAGCAACAGCATAGCTTGCGCTGTCTACCGTAACCTCTGTGCCGCTTGGTTTAATCCAGATGCTTGTACTCACCATTTCTCCTTTGCAGCCCAGTAAGCCGCTGACATTTTGCCTTTGTCAATGTTAGCACGATGACGCGCCATGAAGGACTTTCTACGCGCTTTGTCTGCGTCAGATTCACCTTCTTTCTTTGGTGAACCGCTTACACCTTGTTGACCAAAGCGAACAAGTTTATAAGAGTCTCTTTCTTTAGCCATTACAACGTGAGACTTTGTTGGGTGATCCGGCGTTTTCTTTGGTTTATTTACGCCAGAAATCCCTTCTTTTTCCATTTTATTTTTTACTTTTGCGGGAATAGCCATTTGTACATTCTCTCGACATGTAATTTAAATTGGCTGAATTCAAGATTGCTTTTTGCTCTGTTGCAAGTTACGCAGCATGGCACACAGTTATCTACAGTATAATCGCCATCAGAATCAAACCTATCAACACCACTAAACTTTATTTTATAGTCTTGCGGGTTAGCGTGTGGGCTGTCTAATTTTAATGATGGCGCATTTGACATGCAGTCCCAGTCTTTTGCCTCTGATCCGCAATAAAAACAAGGCTTAGCTGTTATCCTTGCAAACTCTTCGTAAGAAAGTTCCCACGCAAACCCTCTTTTTGCAGCACCGCTTTTGTATCCCTGCATTCTAGAGTTAATTGATCTTCTTTGCTTTCCTGTAAAGCCAGCTTCATCGGTTCCACATCCGCAGGTTTCTTGTCGAGAAATAGCAGAATATTTCCAAAAAACTTTTTCTTTTCCGCACTTGCATTGACATACCCAGATTCGGTTTTTCCCTACATATTCAGACCTAACAAGCTTAAATTCACCAATTGTGTCGCCTTCTTTGGCAACAACAACATGGGATTTGGTTGGATGGTCAGGAGTGCGCTTTGGCTTGTTGAAGCCTTCTACGCCAATTCTTTCTAATCGCGGGTCTTTAGCTTTTGGCATGATTCACCCCAGATGATAATGGTGACGCACCCCTGAAGATGCGCCACCATTATACCACTACTTACACACCGAAACCCTGCCCGGACATCAGCGGGTTGAAGCAGGCATACGCAGGCAGAAGGTCAAAACGAATCTTCTGGCTGTTAGCATCACCTGATGAGTACTTGCTGATGCGTATGCTCATACCGTCAGAGGTAGTTGCAACAGTATCAGTCGAGTACAGTTTCGGCAGCTTAACAGTTCCCATGCCAAATGCTTGCTTGGCGTAGAACAGGTTAGGTTGGTACAGGGTTGCAGTGGCAGACACGATTGTAATCACCGCACCGCTTGCAGGAGCAGCAGTTACAGTGTTGTATTGACCATTGGCCTCATAGATTGCAGGGCCAGCAACTACCAGTGTGCCTTCGCCTGATGCACCCAAAGTTACGTCAGCAGTCACAACACCAGTCCACGCAATGTTTGCGCCTGTTGCACTAACCATCGCTTGACGGGTAGAGCAGTTCAGACGGTTAACGTTAGCAATGGTTACCAGTTCACCAGCCTTCACAACCATGTTTGCTTGGAACGCAGTGACAGCCAGAGACTGGGTCATTGTGTCCTTTGCAGTAACATAGGTTGCGTCAGGAGCAGATGACAGAGTACCAGCACGATCTGCACCAGAGCTTGATGTGAAGCTCGCCATTGTGGTTGCGCTCAATGCTCGCAGGCCACCGAAGTTGGTGCTGATCTGGGCATTCTCCCACGCTGTACGAATCAGGCTATCAACAGAGTTGAGACCTGACTGTGCAGAGGCCAAGGCCGCTGTGGTGAACGGGTTCATCAGGTAGTAGCGGTCAGTGCTGGGATCAACGCCAATCGCGTCCAGAGTCGCACCAGCGCCCGCTACGTCAGACCACGCATCTACAGCAGTACCGTGAGTACCGTAGCGCAGTGAAGAGTTCTTCAGCATGAACGATGCAAAGTCCAGTTCAAGGTCAGTCACGATACGCCGAGCCATCGGAGCCAGGATGTCCTCAAGCTGGTCTAGTTGCAGAGCCTCTTCCACGTTGCCCCATTCGGTAGCAGCGGTGAAGTAGTTCTGTACAGTACCAGTTGCCTTACCAGCAATGATCTCGCTCTTGGTAGAGGAAGAGATGTCACCGCCAGCGGTACGGATGGTCTTGTAGTCATGGGGACGCTTGAAGTCCACAGTGCTACCAGATGACGGGTTGAACTTGTCAGCCAGAAGCTGAGTGTCAACAGTCTTTGTGATTACCCGTGAGTTCTCAAAAGCATCAAGGAACACACGGGCAACTTTACGGGTTACGTTACTGCTTAAATTATTAGCCATTTCCTCACCTATTCAAATGTTGCCCCCTTCGGCCCTTTCGGTTTGACCTGTACGCCAGAAGGCTGAGGTCTACGGATTGGATCAGGAGCGTTAGTAAACTTTGGTTTAAGGGCAGCAGCCTTCGACTTAATCTCGGTAGCAATCATGACCGCAGCTCTGGTTGGATGCATTTGTCGCAGACTGTCCAAAAGACCTATGTTCTGCGAAAGATACTTGGTGATCAGTGGGCCGTGATCATCCTCTAGGATGTACTGCACCAATGAGTCCTCAATTCCAAACTGACCTACAATCGATCCTGCTGCCTGAAGCTCCTCGGCTTTCACTCCAAGGGTTTTAGCCCTCTGAGCGTAGCTTTGTACCTTCTCAACTAAAACCTCTTGCTGCTTTTGTGCTGCCTCCTGAGCTATTTGCATCTGCTGGTTTTGCAGCATTTGCATACGCATATCATAGGCAGCAGCGGATATCAGTGCCTGCTCTCTGTGCATGATCTGCCGCTTGTACTCTTCGTCAGAGACAGCAAACGGGTCAGGCAGAGCCGGTACGTTAGGCCGCGACTGAGTTACAGGACGCTCAATTTCTTCTAGGCGCTTTCGCAGTTGTTCGGCTTCTCGCTCCATCTCTCGGAGCTTAAACGTCTTCTTGCCAATCGCTTCGTCAAAGATGCGTTGCTGCTTCTCAGTAAAGATCGGTTTATCGTGAGTCTCCTCACTATCCGCTGACGATTCGGAATCATCCTCGACATCTTCTTCAATGTCGGCCTGATCTTCAGCCTGGTTAGTTTCAACTGGCTCCTGCACTTGTTCGTCAGGAGTGTCATCAAAATCATAGTCCGCTGGTTGCGTCATAGTTTGCCCTTATAGGTGAGATGCCCAGAAAAGGTCTGGTGGCCTTTAAACAATTTAACACTGTTCGTCAAAAAGGACAACAGTTAGCGGTTTTCGCCACTATTCAAGAAATTGGTACACATTTTCTGGAATTAGTTCTATCTCAGAAGCGCCTTCTGGCGCACCGTCCGGATAGTTAAAGTCCAAATATCTCTGCTTTGTTACGGGGCCGCCAAGTACATTTTTTAAATAGTTGTAAACGGCATCATCTGGCCCAGTCTGGTAAGCTGACCCCGCCTGCCTCATTAAGTATTGCATCCTGCATCCCTCTCTGCGTGATATTGCCTCTTTTAAACTCTTGCATTATATCATTTATGCCACCTAACAGTGCTTGATTTCTTTTTTGCTCTGGGCTGAATAAGCCTCTTGCACCCTCCCACGCTATAGACTGCGCCTGCCTCGGAAGTAATTGGTTAGCACTTGCAAATTCTCGATAAGCATCTGCAAACACAGGATAAGTTCCCCTAATTCCCGTTACTGCGCTTCCAGCAGCCGAACCAAGATTATGCGAAACCTCTGGCGCACTTCCACCCAATGGCCTTAACAATGCACCAGCGACTGCGTGTGTATCTGCTGTAATACTGGACGGGTTCGATGGGGCAATTATATTGTTATAAAAGTTTCTAACCTTGTGCTGCTCTCCCATCTGACTAGATATATTTTCTATGTTTGGGTTGTCAAGAACCCTAACTGCTTTAGCTATTTCGCCAAAAGAACCCCAAGCAATACTTCTTGGCTCCCCCTTGCTAGTCATATACAGGCCAAGTTTGTCACCCTCTGGGGAATAGATATTGTAAGACCTTGGGTTGTAGGTCTCGTCAAACATTCTGATAAATATTGACCTCTCGACTGGGTCTTGTATGTCAGACAGCCTCATGCCCTTTATTCTTTCCAGTGCGCGTAAATGGTCTGTTTTACCCTCTAATTTTGCGCTTGCCGTTCTGACCATATCGCTATCAAACACATGGTCAGCTCTGTTCTTGTAAATATCCAACACTCTTTCAGCCAGTCCGACATTTTGATACCAATCTTTTTGTGGGGACATTGATGCGATAACCCCAGCAACAGCCTCATTGTTTACCCCGTATATAGACGCAAGCTCATTGGCTTTTCTGTTTGCTCCGTTGTACCACTGAGCAGACCTTTGCCTAATTTCTGGAGGCATTTGGTTATAAAGAAACTCTAAATTCAATACTGAGTGTTCCTTCATTGAGTTTATTATTTCGTCAGGGGATGAAGATGACCCTTGGTAATTTGGGTATTGCGACATTGTTTCAGCTATTTTCTGAGTTTGCTTTGGGTCAGTCTTTAGTGCATTTATATCTGCAACCAAAAAGTCTGTCATTGGATTCTCTCTTGCACTAACTGCTGTCGGGAATCTCTCTGATATAACTCTTCCTTCCAATAAATTAGGCTCCACGGCCATCGGCATCGCAGACTGATTAGGAATGTCTAATCTGCTACTTATCGCACGACTTGCAGCATCCCCCGCCACCGGCAGCATACCCAGCATAGTCGCCCCGCCAAGTATCGCAGCAGTGCCGTAGTTACCCTGCCGGTAAGCGTCTCTAGCCTCGTCAATGGCAAGCGCATCACCAACAACAGGCGTGAAGTCAGCAGCAAGCCTGCCTGCACCAATAAGCCCTTCTGCTCGCCTAGTTGCTTGCGCTCTTCTGGCTGGGTCTTCACTGCTGCCGCCAAACATGTCATACATGGTGTTAAACGCCCTGCCTCTAAATGTCTCTTGAGGCATCGGTGCAGTAGGCATCTGACCCTGCTGTGTAAGGATGCGATCTCTTGCGCTTGGTAACAATGTGCGTAGTGCTGACTCGGCCATGATTAATACTCCTCGTCCTCTTCTTTTGCTTCCCAAGCCTGACACACTCGCAGGTTGTGGCAGACGAACTCAAACTTAGTGCAGTAGCCTCGACCGCCGCCATCAGCGTCATACTCATCCTCTGGCACTACTTCCATCATCTCCAGCTTTTCAGGGGAGTTGTTAAAGTATTCACAGTTGCCACACATCTGCCTTCTAGCCTCGGCTGGCTTCACGCTCCACGCCCTAGCCATCATGCGATAGTAGTCAGTGTTGTCGGTGATTGTTTCCTCTGGGCCAAACTTCCAGTTCTCAATCACGTTGGCTCGATTCTCTCGGTTGGTCTTAGCAGTGAATGGCTCTTCTTGCTGGATAATGATGGTCATGCCTTCTAATGGGTTCACTTGTTATCTCCTGAATGGTGTCAGCGCACTGACCAGTTTCATCTCGTTGTCAATCTGCATACCCTGCACCTGTACGCTATCCTTGTTGATTCTAGCCCCAGCCTCTTGCGCCTTGATCTGTGTGTTCATGCGCTGGGTCTGTGCGTTAAATGTTTCCAGTTGCAGTGCGGCCTGATCAGCCTGATTACTGAGTTGCATTTTCTGCGCCTCAAGTTGAATCTTGGCGGTTTCCAGTTGCAGCCTCTGAACCTCAACCTGCGCCCTCATCTGCTCTGCTTGCGCCTTAGCCATCTCAGCCTGAGCCAGTACCATTGCTGGGTCTTGCTGCTGCTCCTGACCCTGTGCGCTCTGCTGTAGCTGTGCGATCTCTTGCTCAGTCATCTGTGACTGCGGTATCAGACCCTGAGACATCATCTGGAGACGCTTACGCTCACCGATCTGGGTAGCTGCACTTGTTGGGATAGCGTTGAGCAGGATGTCGCCAGCCATACCGATAATTGACGGATCGACCTTGGCAATCTCAATAATGGTCTCAATAGTTTCCTGCTGACGGTTGCGGAACGATGCGCCAGCTCGACAGGTAACACTGTACTGACCTCTTGTTAGGTCGTTCAGCGTAATGATCTCACCAGTCTGGTTATCAATGACTGGCTCGTTGAGAACCTGCATCTCTGTTGAGCCATCCTCATAGAGCAGTCTGACCGTTCTCTGAGCGTCATAGACCTTCGGGATAGCCTTAACCAACAGGTCACCAGTGGCCGCAATAGCAGACTCAAGCGCACGGAAGTATTTGATTGTGCCGTTGTCGCCCTTGCTCTGGAGACGCTCGATTGCCACACCTGATTGTAAGCCAGGGTTATCGCCCATGTTGGCAGCAAACATGCCAGCAGTCTGACCAATGATCTGGCGCATTGACTCGGAGATGGTTCTCAGCCCTGGGTTAACTTGTGCGCCACCCTGCTGCTGTGGTGCGCCTGGCATCTCTGGATCGTTGTTGTAGAACTGCACTGGATCAGAGTTGGTGTTCAGGGTAGCCAGTGTGTCTTCATGCCCAGCAGCCTGAGTAAGTGTCATCCAGTATTTGGCTCTTGGAGCTAATGCGCCTTCTTCAATCTCTCTGGATAGGCTGTAGTTCAACACACGCTGTGGATCAAGTAGCTTCTCAACAACACCCCAATAGATGGTCTTGTTTTCAACGATTTTAAAGTTGCCGTAAACAGGTATGATTGGAATGCGATCAAATATGGTTTCTTCTTTCTCTTCTAGCCAGTCGGTCTGATCAAAGAAGTGCGAGCAGACAACAGTCTTGTAAGCCTCACGCCGTCTGACCTCTTCAATACCCAGTGCCGTTAGTTCGTCCTTGACCTTTTCATAGTCATCGTCAATTGAGTAGACAGCGCCATTGCTCATCAGCACAAGCTCACATGCCTGCTGTTCAGTGTAGAAAAGCTGCCCTACAACGATGACCTCGGCCTTGTCGTAGTATGCCTCACCCTCTCTGTCAATGGACACGGATGCCTGAGAGCCTTCTGGGTATCGCTTCATGTATTCCTGAACTGACATAGCATGAAGCAGGAAAGCATACTGAGCGTCAGACTTGTCTTGCAAATACGCAGCAGGGTCAAACCATACCCTATCAATGAAGTTAGCCACCGGCTCGATTACTAGGTCTTGATCAAACGATTGTGGGTCAGTGTACTTGTGCGATACCATCCAGCCATCGTAGCCAGCCGTTGCCATGCCGCGACCAGCGTTGATGTAGATGTCCTTGGCTCGACTCATGGCCTCAATGTTTCTAACCAGACCATCAATGACCATTGCCGTTTCTTTGGATGCTGGGCCAGACATTGGGCTGACCTTGATGTCAAAGTCTGCCTGCTCAATCTCAGCAGTCACCTGATCAACAATAGGGTTGACCATGTCAAAGGTGTATCTTGGCTTGCCAGCGTTGTTAGTCCACCAATATGGCTCCCACTGGCCGTCACGCTTATCGCAGAACAGGTTGGCCTCACGCGCTTTCTCACGGTTATCGTGATCAGCCTCCTGTGCGGCAGAGAGTAAGTTCAGGACTGTTTGATGACTATCAAAGTCGATCTGGTAATCAGTCTCTGTGTATTTAGCCATCATGACCACCCTTTAAATTTGATCGTTGCGACCTTCTCCAGCTTAGGCTTAGGTCGGTACATTGCCATCATTAATGCATCACCCATGTTAGGTGACGGTATCTCGTATGGCTTCTTAGCCATCTCAATCTTGCTCATGATCTGTATTTTACCACTATTTGTACGTTTAAGCGGTATCCTGCATACCTCAGAGCGCAACTGATCCAGCTTGTCAATGCTTGATGACAGAGAGATCATCTCATCAGGATCAATGTACTGCCCCTTCGATACTGCACGATGGGTGGCCTCAAACCTGCTTCGTAGCCTCCACCAGTACTGCGCTCGCTTGTTGGTAAAGGTCTCACGGTTAGACTTTGATCGTTGTACCCCGCCCTCAAACGATGCTGCCTCAGGGTCTTCTGGAGACTCTGATCCCTTATACATCACATATTCAACCTTCTTGTTCTCTAGCGCAGCATCAACCTGGCGCTTCAGACTTACACCCAATCCGTCACAGTCCCAGACAAAGTAGTCAGCACGATCGTTGAGTGCTAAGTCTAACGCCCAGTCCATGCCATCAGCAGACTCGCCTGTAACCTTCTCAGTGACGTTTAAGACTACGTTGCCATGTCTGACTGCGTAACCCTTCGAGTCGCCACCAGTGTCGCTAGGATCGTGACTAGCAATGATTGCGCCCTCTGCCTTCCAGCCCAGCTTGATGTGAGCATCAATAGCAGATTCAAACCAGTCAACAGGGATGATGCTATCCTCGACCTCATCGTAGAACTCACCAAGCCAGATGTGCCTGTATTGAGCTGTCGTTAGATTAGCTTTGTCGTATGTTCGATCTTTCTCAAGCACCGCTGGGAAGAATGGATTGTCGGTGTAGTTGACCCAGATGATCATGTGCATATCATCTTCGTAATAGCCTTCTGATCTGAGCTGCTTCTCGAAAGGCTTGATGAAACGCTGGCTGAACGGGTCAGCTATTGATCGAGGATTGGCAGTCATCCAGATTTCAGAGTTATCTGCTCTGAGCGTTGGCGTTAATGTTTTAAGGCTGTCGGCGCTGATTGATTGCGCTTCTTCAACCCAGAACCTTTCAAAGCCATACATGGACTTAACGCTTTCAGAGTTCCTTGCCAGCCCCATGAACTTGAAAGCATCCTGACCATTGTATTGTATTGCGTCAGACTGGACTTTGAAGCCCTCTAGACCAAGCCTTCTGATCTCTCCTACAAGCAGTGCGTATACCGAGTCATCCATTCTTGCTTGGTATTCTCGGAAGCAGGCTGTCTTAATGCCCTTAGTCTGAGCATCCATCAAACAGATGTCGCCAACTGATTGGCTTTTGCCTGAGCCTCGTCCACCGATTACGATTTTAAATCGCTTTGGCTTGCTGATTAGCGGGAGTAGTTTACTTGGCAGTGTCATTTCGGGCATCGACAACCCTCACTGTCCACTCTGTTTTGATGGCTCCACCGTCTGCGCCTGTTAGCTCTTGCTCTGTCTTGTCCTTCCATCCAAAGTTGTTTTTTAAACTGAAGATTGACCCGACTGGTGACTGTTGGTGTAGCCTTTTCTCCAAGAACATTTCTACTCTTTGCTTGGCTCTTTTTATAGTCGCATAAAATTCTTCGTTCTCTCCGTACCTTCTGAGAGATTCTGTATTCATATCAAGATGATACGCTAGTCCTGAGATTAGCGGAGGATTTTCGTCATTGCAAGCTGCAAAGTAGCTGTCTATTTTAGCCTGCATCTCTTCGACTGATTTGAACTTTAGTGGTCTGCCGCCTGGCATTACTCGTACCGCGCTGCTTTTGGCTTAGACTTCTTTGCCACGCTCATGGCTATTGCTACTGCCTGCTTCTGTGGCTTGCCAGCGGCCATCTCTGTCTTGATGTTCTTGCTGACCGTTTTCTTACCGTAACCCTTCTTCATTGGCATACATTACCCCTATTAAAAAACGCCCCATGTTTCAGGGGCGATAAAGGAACCACACACACAACAGGATATGCCAGTCGGATTCTGGCTTCTTAAGTATCTACTAATCTGTGCCTTAAATCCACTATCCAAATAAATGTGTAATATTTGAAATAAAGTATTGCATTAATGAATGTAGTGTATTACAGTTACTACATCGGCAGCACAAAGCGGCCACACACAGAGGATAAAAAAATGAACAAGTATGATGCTGAAATTGCAAGAATCATGAAATTGGCTGCGCCACACCTGATTAATTCAGAAAAAGGCTTCACTGTAGCCAATTTTTCAGGAACAGAAGATCAGTTTGAGTATTTTGCATCACTGTTTCAAGACGCAGTGTTTGCATAACCAACCAACGGCCAAGGACGGCCACACACTGAGGATAAAACATGAACGATAAAGCAATCTCAGCCACCAGCCTGCGGATGCCTGACGGCCTCCTGCGCTTGCTTACTAAAGCAGCTCACAAGTGTGAGGTATCTCGCACTGAGTACATCAACCAGGCTCTTCTAGAAGCCGTCAACAAGACTTTAGGGGTCAGCAATGAAAGCAAAAACAATTGATGCCATTTGTGGTGTACTGACTTGCCTGATCTGTGCCGGTATGTTCATGCTGGTACTGCTGTAATCAAAGTGCGCTGGCTTATAGCTGGCGCATCTTCAAGTCTGCTAGTTTCTTTTTGTACTCTGCCTTGATCCTCTTGACATCCTCAATCGTAAACCTTGCCTCTGAGTTATCGCATTCAATCCTGTCCACTTCTGCCTGCCCAATCCTGTTCAGCAATTCCCGCCGGTAGTTGATCAGGTTGCCAGACAAGTGGTTATTGCATGTGGCGCACTGTAGCC